ATCATGCGCGTGTGCGCGCGATTACGTGTGCGCACGTGCATGTCAATATAAAACAAAATACTCCGCCAAGTAGTCTTACTTGATAGTTACTTGGCGGAGTGACACCACGTGTCAAAATATGCCTTTGGCTTTGCTCATCTTTTTGGACATAGATGTCTCTTTGTCCTTTAGCTGCTCTGCGTATGGTTTATCGGTTTCCGCGTTTCTTCCGATTAAGGACGCTATAGCTTTTTCTTGCCGATACTTTTTGATTCTCCATGCCTTTTCGGGGTTTTCAGCTTCCAGTTTTCGCCAATAGTATTCCGGTATGGCTGCTCTCTTGCCGTTGGTAAGCTGTATGTACCCTTGCTGCCAAAGTCTTTCTTGGTTGTCCTCAAACCACTTGTCTCCAAGCCCCGGTTTCCGGCTCATTGTGCAAAATGGTGGTACTAAACCCATTTTTTGGTAACGCTCTTTGTCGTTACCGTACAGCTTTTTAGTCACGTACCCTGCAACATAATTATATGTTTCTGGTGTTGCCTGTGCTATGTCCACAGTACCTTGACCCCAGATTTTTACTAGCTTATCACTTGTATAGTGACCGTGTCTTGACAATTTGTGGATTGGTTTTAAGTCGTCCGGATACCATCCATATAGTATCATGTGATAGTGCGGTCTCGCTGTGTTGTCTCCGTACTCTCCCGCTAAAAAGTATCTTAGAGGCTCTTTGACGGCCTTTCTGAGCCTTTTCATGAATAGTTGGGTATCTTCTACGCTCAGCGTTTGCGCCGTTCTTGGACGCTCTGAGACGCCTTTCCAGATGTTTATGCCGCCTTTATAGATTTCGCCTGTTTCCGTGTCCTGTGTTGGTACGTGGTCATCGTCATAAGTCAGTGTTATAAACCAGATGCTTTCTTTGTCGTGACCATATGCTTCTAGCTCCATTCGTGTGCTCCAATCTTTCCGTTTGCGCAGTCTGCACCCGGTACACTGTCCGCATGGTATCAACATTACATCTTTTCTGTACATTAAATTTTCGTAAGTCATTTTGGTCTTGTGTATCTCGTTAAAAGAGGCGAGTGAGTACACTCGCCCACTCGCCTCTCTGTCATGAGGTACATAAAACCGGATTAACGGTTTATTACATCCCATTTATTTACCTCTTGGATTTATACTCATGTACCCTGTGGGCAAGTATCTTCTTGCCTGTTCGAACTGTCTCGCAAGCTCTTTCTTTGCTTTGTCTGCTACGGGTAAGGCCGCGAACTTTTCTTTGAGTTTGGCCGCGTTTTCCGCTGCTGTTTCCGCTATGGCCTCCATGTCCCCTTTGAGTCTTACCGGGCTTGAGCTGCTCGACATGATAGCTTGCTGGATGCTCTGTGCTGCGTTTTCTGCGTGGCTCCATGCTTCGCTATGACTGCTCCAACTTCCATCTTGCTTGATGCCCGGTAATGCTGTTGCTCCCAGTGCGCTGCTGGATGTCATGCCCATACTTGCGCTGCCTATTGTTCCTTGCGCTCCGCTTGGAGTGCTTGCGCCGCCTTGCGTGTATGCTAAGATAGGATTAATCCCTGCTTTTCGCATATCTTCGACGGCTCTTTGGTATGCTGTGTTACTCATTTGCTCTTGCCATGCTCTGTTTTTTGCGGCCTCGGCGCTGTTATAGCTCATGGCTGCTTGCTGCTCGATGTGATTGTATACGCCTTGTTGGATTGCTCCCAAGGTGTTGTATCCCATTTGCATGAGCATGGAGTTACGATTGTATTTCTGTTGCCCTGCCATGTTTCCTTGGCTTATCTGGTTTGCCAGTGCTGCAATGGTCTTGTTTATCTCGTCGTTTGTGCCGCTGTTGCTGAAACTTGCGCTGTCGCTTGAGCCTTGCGACCAGCTTGAGCCGCTGCTTTGACTGTTTGCTTGTCCTTGCTGTCCGTAGCTTGAGCTTGTGCCAAACAGTTTATTTGCTGCTGCTCCTATTAGGCTTGGCACTGCTGCTTTGAGGAGCCCCAGCCCGAATGTTGCTAAAAGTCCCATAAAAATAAGCCCAGGGTCTTGCCCTGGGCTTTCCCCCCTTTCGTTTTTAGTGATGATCTACGAGACCCGGAATACTGTACATGGGCATAGGTCTAACCGACGTGTTGTCGATGATAGTATCCATGATAAATTGAGGTTCGTTGTCAACTGCGAGAGTTCGCTGGATTTCTGAGTCTCCCTCTTTCATCCATGCTTGGCTCAAGCTCGGCGTTTCCGTATAGTTGTCGCCATAGTGCCAACTATCCAGCGTTCCGGTTGCGTTGCTTCGGAATTTGCCGCTGATTCTGTTAGGTTTCATGCGGTACTCCGCCCATGCCTCTTGGTAGCCAAATGCCTGTTCGTCGGTGCTCGTACCAGTGAGATACAGCTCCTTTTTAAGAATGGCCTGTTCTCCCAGATTTGCAAAGACAGGGTAATAGAAATCCAGATTGGTTTTTCGACTCCACATTCGTTCGAGCCCCTGCTGGTAAGTATGGTCATGCCGGATACAGCATACGCCGATAACAAAGCCGTGCTCTTCGAAACTCTTAGTAAACATACTGCCATTGTACGGCGTAACGCTCACTGCTGCTGTGTTACCCTGCGGACTTTCTGCCGTCGTGCCGCTGGTCTGGATGACCTGGCTCATGTTGATGGTGATGCGCGTACCGCCCAGATATTCCGGGATTTGTACCGTTTTATCGCTGATTTTTGTGTGAAACAGCGAATAAATCATCTCGCGGTATCGGCTGCCGCCTCGTGCTAACTCCTCGTAGTACTTTTGAACTTGGAACGCCTGTCGCAGCTGGTTGATGGTTGCTGACGTCGCGCTACTTAGATCTGTTTTAAGGAAGCTGAATTTTGTGCTTCCACCTGTCGGCATTTCTGTGCCTTCGATTACATAGGTAGTTTGTCCGTCGACGGTGATGTTTTTACCGGTTGCATACGTGTCACTTCCTGTGTTTCTGAAGTAATTTATGCCGTTGTCCGGTGTACCGTCTTTGTTCATGGCCATTACGTTTGCTGTTCCGCCCAGTGGCATTATTACAGGTTCCCCCGCTTTCTGCGGACTCGGCAGCGCGCTGGTGAAGTAGTCATGAAACTTGTTTACCGGCAGCGGTCTGCCGCCTGTGTATGCGTTTTGGAGTATGTATTCCAAATCTGGTGTTGCCGCGTCCATGCCCTTTCCTTCGTCGTCCGTATAGTTTACGGTCGCATCCGCCGTGCTGTTGATCGCTGGATTGTCCACGTTCTGGTCTCTGAACCATTCCTGCCAAATCATAGCATATGCCCGCATTGGCAGCGCGTTGACTGTAAAAGCTGTGTCTTCGCCTTTGCTTACCTTGGTTGGGATGCCCATGTAGTCCATGATGCTGCCTTCGTAAGGTGCTGGTTTTTCCTTCGTGCCAGTTATCTTGACCTGCGGAATGGTGTATTCTTGAGTCTGTACCCACGGTCCAGTATCGTTTTCGCCCATAAACCGCTTAAAGTGCTCCCAGAGAATACGGCACGGGACGTTAAAATAATAAACGTCCAGATAACAGTTGTCCATGACCGGGAAAATAGGCGTTGTCATGCGAATGATAGCCGCCTGGTCGATGCTAAAGGTATCACCCGGCAACACTTCATCCACATAAAACGGAATAAGCTGCCCTGCATTCATCGTCAGCTTGACGTCTTGCCGCCTTTTAAAGCGACTTCGCGTGATGTCCAGTCTCGGTACTTGGTTAAATCCTGCGTCTTTGTTTCTGTTCATTCCTTGGCCTCCGTTACTTCTGTTGCCTCGGTTGTTTTGCCGTCGGCCTGTTTTTCTTTGCAGATGCCCAGATTTTTCGCCCATTCGACTGTGCCATACGATGCAATAAATTTATCGACATCGTTGTCGAACTTGAGCTTGATTTCTTTCGGCACCTCTTCCCAGATTTGTTCCGCCCTCAGCATGATGCTTTGGAGTTCGGCCAGTGTCTGCGGTGCCTCGGTAAAGTCTTGGATGCCGCCGCCGATGTCTGGTTTGATGCGTTCTGCGATGTCTGGGTCGATGCTTGCTCGCCGGATGATGTTTTCCAACTTAGTTTCCTCTAGATAGGAGTCGATTTCCGCCTGCTGGTCAATGGTCTGGTCGAGCTTTAGCACCTTTTCGCCTTTTTCGTTGCGTTCCCACAGGTATGTGCGTCTCACGCTTTCCCCTGCTTCTGTTGGTTTTGCCGTTGCGGTTTTGCGGAAGTTACTTACTGAGCGATATGCCATCGAAAATGTTCTCCTTTGCCTCTTCGAAAGTGCCGTTGTTTTCGTCGAACTTTGCGAGTCTCACGAGTCGGTAGTCGCTCGGCGTCTTGCTCATGATGTTGTGTTCGTCGGTCAGCGCAATTTTAAAATTGCGCTCGGCGACTTTGTCGTCTCTCTCGGTAAAGATGGTGATATATCCCATTACGCAGTTGTCGAAGATTCCATATACATTGGTATTCATTTCTTTTCCTCCCAGTTTTTGATGATGTCGATGCCCATTGCGATGGTGCTTGCGATTACTCCTACCCATATCATGGTGCTCACAGTCGGATGCCACCTCTCATTGCACCGCTCCCCAGATTGATAGCCTTGGTCTTTCGTGCGGTTTTGTTGTAGATCTTTGCGTCTTTGGATTTGCGAACTTTACTCCTCTTCCCCATTGTTGATTCTCCTCCGGATTTGTTCCATCTCGATGTCGTTCGCAAAAGCTTTTTTGCGAAATGCCATGTCAATGTAAAATTTTGCGTCTTCTATCGTGGCGGCTGTTCTTATGTGCTTGTATGTCGCCTCGATCTCCTTGTAGGTTCTTGCGAGTGTCATCGCTAGCGTCGTATCGGTCTGGTCTCGTACATTCCACGTTTTCACTTGGTTACTCCTCGGGCTTGTTGTTGCCCTCTACTGCGTGGTAAATCTTATCCAGCATGGCTAAGATTTTGCGGATGTTTTTAAACAGCGCGTCAATCTCCTTGAGAGTCAGAGCAAACACCTCCTAAAAAATTATTTTGTATAAATGGTTTTGTAAAAAAAGCACTTTTGTGCTGTTTAACCTTGTTACTGTTCCACCCAATTTTCCGGGTCGAGCGCTTCCGTTGTTCCTAGCAGCTCTTTATTGATGCGGTAGCATCCTCCATTGCTTCGGTTGATAACGTATCTGTATTTTGAGGTATCGTAGGAACCTACTTCTTCCAGTTCCCTCAAGGCTTTGATGCTCAGACGGTTGATGGTACTCATTTCTATACCTCCTTTACTATCTGCATTATACCACAGATTTTTCGATTTGCCAAGAGGTTTTTTTGAAACTTTTTATTTAAGGTTATGCGGTAGGCGCGGTGCGCCGTGCGAAGAGCATGACGCAACTTTTTGGTTTCGCTCGCCGGACTGCCTTTATTTGCTTTTTCAACACTTTCAACACTTTCAACAGGTTTTCCACAAAATGTTGCACAAAGGTTTTTGTGCATATTGCTACATTTTCAACATTTCAACAAGTTATCCACAAAAGTATCAACATTAAAATTAGCCAAAAAATATCGTTCCAAGGATAAAAATTCATAGTATTCAACATTTCAACACTCCCTACTACTACGACTACAACAAATTAATAATAAAATAATAATAATATCATGCG